CATGTGTTTTTAATAATAAGACCAATGTAGACACATATCTCTGGATATATGAGTGTCTTCATTAAAAGGCCAACTAGCTGGTCTTATAAATCCTGCATTTTTATTTGAGTACCATTCTTCAAAAGGTTTCCATCCTTTTAAAAGAATGAGTAATTCTTCAAGTCCATTCTTGAATCTTAGGCAAATAGCTAAACATCTAGCTAAAGTAAAGTCGTCAAAATCTTTATAGCCTCTTTTAATTATTTCCTGTTTATCATGAAACCACTTTTCTCTAAAAATCATATGACTAATCATGTACATCCTAGATTGAAATGGCTCATTATTCTGATCCCAAAATGTGCCCAAAAAGAAAATTGGATCCTTTTTGGTTCTAGCGATATTTTCAAACTCAATATTTAAACTAAAATAATGACATATTCTCTTGAGCCTCCAGAAGAAAGTGTCAGAATTGTAAATAATTGAATCGTCTCCATAGATACTAAAATTTTCTAAAGGTTTAAAAATAGTGTTTTCTATTTTAAACGAATCTAATTTAATATCTTCCAGATCTTTATATCCAGATATACCAAGAAATACTTCATTACAATCTTCGTCTATTTGAGTTAAATGAGTGAAGTAAAGCAAAGTAAGGCTTACAAAGCTATCAAATAGATTAGTGATTAATAAACCTGAAGAGATTCCAACAGTCATAAAGAATAAAAATCCTTTATATATTAGAGGTGTAAATTTAACATACATTCTTAGATAATTGTAAACTTTCTGTTCATGTTCAGATAAGTCCATAGTGGTCTCACAAATGGCAAAGAAAAGATCAACCATAATAGGTTCAATTGATTGGTCTAATTTAGAATAATCACCTGAAACTAAATAGTAATCGTTATCTTTTGAATCTGATAAACACTGTCTATGTTTTAAAACGTGTCTAATTGAAATTTCACTTCTATTTTCACCGCTAGGATAAATTGGATTATGGAGTTTAGCTTGATGATTTTTAACTCTTTCTATAATGTCTCGAAAATATCTTGCTTCTATAGCAACGATGCCAAATGGAACACAAAATACTTGTCTATGTTTAACGACAAAATCAAATATAGAATTAGATACTTCTTTAGCTTTGATTTGAAATCTGTAATAGATTTTACAAGGGTTATACATGACATCAAAATATTCCTTGTCAATGCTAAAATTGTTGGAAAGTATAATTCTTGGATTTGGATTTTCATAGACCTTTTCAACCCATTTTCGAACGTTATATTTAATACGTTCATCATTCTTTCTTCCATAAAATGGAAAACCTGA